ATATATACTCTCATTTAAAAGATGATAAAGAATTGCCTTCAACTGATTCAGGTGCAGATAAATTATATTTTGAAGAGCCAGGTATTAAAGAAAGAGCAAAAAAAATAGAAAAAATACTATCTGAAAAAAAATCAAATTACACTGGAAAAGAAAAAGCACTAATAAGAGCATTTTCAAGAGGATATGATAAAAAATTAAACTATAGAAATTTTGTTGATTATAACAGGCCAGCAAATGAAAAGTTATATGAAAAATTAAGAGATGAATTTGAAAATGTTATTACTAAGTCAAAATTAAAAGAGCCTCTTGAAGTTAAAAGAGGAGATATGGATTTTAATTTAAAACATGTTTGGAGAAATGGAGAGAAGTTGCCAGAAGGCTCTGTAAAATATACAGAGTTAGAACCTGGAGATGAATGGATGCCTGATAAGTTTACAAGCACTTCTATTAGTCCTACTATAGATAAAGCACAAACATTTGGAAATGTAAAATCAATAATTGATTTGCCAAAAGGCCAAAGCGTTGGAGTTCCAAATATATTTAAAAATCCAGAGTTTGCAAGGGAAGAAGAATTAATATTGCCAAATAAACTAAGATACAAAGTAGAGCAAAATAATTTAAAAGAAAAATTAATTAAAGATTTAAAATCTGCTCCAAAAGAATTGGTTGATATGGTAAAGAAAACAAATGAAGCTTCTTTTTATGATGCTTTATCAGACAAACAAAAATTAGATTTAATAAATGAATATATAATGAATGTTACTGATAGGCATTTAAAACACAAAATTGTTAACCCATATGTAACTGCACCAGCAATACCTATGTTTTATAAATATTTATCTACTTTAAACAAAAAACAAAAATCATAAAAATGGAAAAGAAAAAAGCAATGAAAGTTGGATTCAAAGCATTAGCTAAAGGCGCTGCTAAAGAATACATGAAAAAAGGTAAAAGCGCTGAAAAGGCTAAAGAGATTGGTAAAGCAATTGCAGCTAAAGTCGGAATGAAAAAGTATGGCAAAGCAGCAATGATTAAAAAAGCTGTAGCTGGTAAAAAAGCAGCGGCTAAGAAAAAATAAATCAATGTACGCAGGATACGGATAACTTCCGTATCTTTGCGTATAATAACGCATCAAACACAACAACAATGATTAAACATCCAATAGGCAACAAGGTTTTTATAACCTTGCCTAACGCATTACAAGAAAAGATTAAAACTGAAAGTGGGTTAGAACTGTATATTGATGGTTCATTTAACCACGAAGATTGGTCTACCGTAGAAGGTGTTGTCCATTCTAAAGGCAGAAGATGTAAGTTAGACATTGAGAAAGGTGAAACAGTTGTTATCCATTACTTAGTCACTTCTCAGTTTTATACTAATGGAGATGACAGAACTTATTTAAACGTAAAGTATTACGAAGGGGAAGTTGTTTGGGAAGCAGAAGAAGATATGATACTTGCTAAAAAAGTAGGAGACCATTGGGAAGGATTAGGACGCTGGGTAGTATTAGAAGATGTAGAAGAAAAAAATAACCCTAAGTCATCATTGATTATTATACCAGATAGTATTACAAGTAAGAAGAGAAAAGGTTGTGGTTTATATAATGGTGGTATATTAGAATTGCCAGCAGGGACTATATGCCATTTTAAAGATGAGTTTAGGTCTTATTATAGATTCCCAGATGGGAAAGAAAGAATGGTTATGAACTCTGAATTAATATACGGTTATGAGTAGATATACAAAGCAACAAATTGCTAAAATGGTCATAGATCCAACAACTTCTGATATGACGACTACATATCCTAGATTAATAGAGATTGTACCTAGAGGTGGTTTTATTAAAGACATTAATAAGCAAATACAATATATGGCCTGGGTTTATGATTATAACTCCCCAGCCGTAAAAGAATTTAGTGATATAACGCGTAGGAAAGAATGGGCAAAAGCTACAGTTGGATTAACAGAAAAACCCAACTTTGAGCTGATGCTTAACTTTGTTAGGTCGGTAATTAATAGCCGCGTATGGACGCTCATTTGCTCATTAGAAGCTACATTTGAAGAATATGCAGAAAGGGTTAATAAACGAATTGAAGACCAAGATGGTGGCAAAGAAATTGATATATTGAAAGCTGTAGAGATTAAGAATAAACTTATTAATCAAATGGACGAGATGATTAATAAGATAGAGTCATTATATAATAAGCTGTTCTCAGGAGATGAAGATGCAATAGATGAGTTTGAAGAATCAAGGAAGTTTAGACCTGAATACATAGCAGCCCAAATGAAGAAAAAATGATAAAAGACATAGGCGGTAAATCAATTAATATTCAAGGGTTAGTGTGCCACTTACCTAAAGAAGGCTATGTCTATAACCCATATAAAGGTGATTATGAAGAAGTAGGAGTGGAAAGAAGGGCTATTAAATATGATAACTGCTATTGGGAAATAGATAAGCGTTGGGAAAAGTTCCCAATTTGGGAAAAAGAAGAAGCTGAAAAACAAAAGCAAGACCCAAGATATATCCACCCAGACTTAAAAGAATTTAAAGAATACTGCTGGATTAGACGTATAGGTGGCCATTGGTTTATGAATAACAACAAGCCTACCTATATAACAGGAACTCATTGGTTTTACCTTTCTTGTTATCACCTTGATATTGGGTTACCTAAATATAGAAGGGTCGACAGAGATTTTTTTTACGCATGGCAATACACAGTAGAAGATGATAATTCATTTGGGTTATGTGAAACAACTAAGCGTCGTAGTGGTAAAACATATAGAGCAGGTGCTATTGCATTAGAGCAAACTACAAGGTCAGAAAACTTCTGGACAGGTATCCAATCTAAAACAGATGACGATGCTAAATCAGTATTTAGAAAAGCTATAGTTAATCCATTTAGAAAATTACCTTCTTTCTTTAAGCCAGTATCTGATATGCCTAATACAGGTAAGATACCAGCAACAGGATTAAAGTTCCAAAGTGGTAAGGTAGATATAGATGGAGAAGAACTAATGTCAGGTATTGACTTTAAGTCTTCTACAGAAGGTGCATATGATGGACAGAAGCTAGGTTTTTATATTGGTGACGAGGCAGGCAAAACAACACTTATTGATATCAATAGAAGATGGAATGTAGTTAAATATTGCTTGATGGACGATGAAGGGCGTATTATAGGAAAGGCACTCCATACTACAACTGTAGAAGAAATGGACGCAGGTGGTAAGCCTTACTTACAGATGTGGAAAGGTTCAGACCAAAACACTAAAGAAGGAAGAAGAACTCAGTCAGGTATGTATAAGTTTTTTACACCTGCTGATGAAACGCGTCACATAGATAAGTTTGGTAATGCTAATGCAGAGTTGGCAAGAGCTGATATACTAGAAGAAAGAAAAGCTTTACAAAATGACCCAAGGGCTTTATCATCTGCTAAAAGGAAAGAACCATTAGATGAAAAAGAAGCATTCCAAACAGATGCATCTACTTGTGTGTTTAACCCTATATTGTTAAATGATAGATTAGATGTATTAAAATGGATAAAGAAAAAAACAGTTACAGGTAATCTCCAATGGGACGATATGAAACGCGATGGAACGGTAACATTCCATGAGAATCCTAATGGTAAATTTCAAATAATAGAATTCCCTGATAAAGTAAATAATGTAACTAGAAAAGGGGATATAGCATTTGCTCAAAACAAACATATGTATTGCGCTGGCATTGACCCTTATGACCATGTTAATGTAAGTAAAAGCCATGAGTCAAGAATGTCTAATGGGGCTTTGTGTATAATGAAAAAGAGTAATCCATTAAAACAGAATGAGTTTGACAATGCACCTGTATTGATATATGTAGCTCGACCTAGCCCAGAGGTATTTTATGAAGATTGTTTGATGGCTTTGCATTATTATGGTTGTCAAGCACTTATAGAGAATAACAAACCAGGGATACTCCATTACTTTGAGAAAAGGGGATATTCAGACTTTTGCTTTAAGATACCAGGAAAAGATAAACCAGGCATCGCAGCTACATTATCAAATAATATATATATTGCAGAATTAACTGACCAGTATATAAATGACAAGATAGAAAACATATGGTTTGAGCAGGTATTGGAAGATTGGTTAGGGTTTAGCCCAGACGATACAACAGAGTATGACGTTGCCATGGCGGTAGGTTATGCACTTATGATGATGTATAACCCACAGTTCAACCCTAAAAAGAAAGAAGTAGCTACTGAACGTATAGAAGATTATTTTAGTTTTTATAAATCTAAAGGAACTAATCGTCTATTTGGGAAGTATTTATAACGTATTATTTAATGTAAAACAAACTAAATTGCTGAGATGGCAGAAATAGTATCAAGTGTCGGTGTAAATTTTCCAGACGAGAATATTGACCCAAAGAGAAAAACGGAGAAACCTTTTTTATTGCAATATGCACGCGCTGCATATTCGGCTTATGGAGATACTCCATTTGGTTCAATTGGCTGGAGAAGCCGTGACAAATATGAGTGGGTTAAAACCTATGCAAGAGGTTCTCAAACTATTGATAGATACAAAAAGGTATTAACCCCTGACCAAGACCCTACTAATAATACATTAGTTGTTGACTGGTCGGTATTACCTATATTGCCTAAATTTAGAAGAATAGCTTTAGGGTTATTAGAAAAACAAAATTGGAATGTACAAATAGACCCTATTGACCCATTAGCTCAAACTGAATTAGAGAGACAAATAACTCTAATGAAGATAAAAGCTACAATGAGAGATGCTCAAAAAGAAGTATTTGGTGACCAAGTACAAACTCCTGCAGAATTACAGCCAGGAGAAGGAGAGCCAGAAGATATTGATGGTATTAAAATATATGAAATTGGATTGCGTCACAAAACTGCTATGGAAGCAGAGCAAGCAATTGAATTAACATTTAGCCAAAATGATTATGAAAGCCAAAGAAGACAAACATTACAAGATTTGTTTGACTATGGTGTATCAGCATATAAAGATTATAGAGATGGTGATTTAGTAGGTTTTAGAAGAGTTGACCCTAGACGTTTAATTCTTTCTTACTGTACATATCCAGACTTTAGAGATTTAAGATATGCAGGAGAAATATTAGAGGTTCCAGTAGCTCAAGTAATACAAATGTCAAATGGAGAATTATCTGAAGAAGATATCCAAATGATTTACAAATATGCATCTACTAACCAATGGAGACCATCTACGCCAGTAGGTAATGCTTATTATGGTAGCTATTCTGACTTTTGGAATAGAGGTAAAGTTCAAGTATTAGATTTAGAAATTATCTCTGCTGATGAATTAGTAAGAGAAGAAAGAGTTGATAGAAGGGGTAATACTATTTTTGGTAGAGCTTCTTTTGATGATTACAATAATAAAAAAGACAAGTACAAAAGAAAACAAGTACAAGGTGTTTACAGGGTTAAATGGATTGTAGGTACTGACATTTGTTTTGATTATGGTAAACAATATGATATTAAACGCGACCCTATTAATATGGCGCGCGCTAAATCAAGCTACCATATATCCGCTTGCGATTTCTTTGATATGAAAACATTCAGCCGTATGGAAGCTATTATTCCTTACGCTGATGCAATTCAATTAGCATATTATAGATTACAACACGAATTAAACACATCTGTTCCTAAAGGTTTTAATATTGACCTTGCAGCTTTAGAAGAAGTTAGTTTATCTGGTGGTGGTCAAACAATGAAGCCATCTGATATTATTGACTTGTATTTACAACGTGGGGTATTAGTTAGTCGTTCTACATCATTTGATGGTAAACAGAACAGACCAGCTATTACAGAATTACAAGGTGGTACAGGTGCAGCTATTGCAGAGTATTGGAATTTAATTAACCAAAACCTTGACATGATTCGTCAAACACTTGGGTTAAATGAATTGACTGATGGTTCTACGCCTAACCCTAAGTTATTGACTACAGTTGCTCAATTAGCAGCAACAGGTACTAATAACGCTTTGAGTGATATTATATATTCAGATAAACAAATAACTCAATCATTATCTGAGGCTATTATTATACGCGTACAAGATATCGTTAGAACATCAAATGGAGATGCATTAGCAGATTCACTAGGTAAAGGTACTGTTGAGCTATTAAAAGTTTCTCCTGATATAACTAAATACACATATGGAATATCCATTGTGGATAAACCTACTGCTGAAGAAAAAGCTAAATTAGATGAGCTAGTTAAAGTAGCTTTACAACAAGGTCAAGTAGATATTAGTGATGTAATTAGATTAAATAATATTCAAAATATTAAGCAAGCTGAATTATTCTTAGCCTATAAAGTTCGCAAGAACATGGAGAAAAAACAGCAAGAAGCTATGCAAATGCAACAACAAAATGGACAGATTCAACAACAATCTGCACAAGTTGCTGAGCAATCTAAACAACAAACACTTCAAATGGAATATCAAATGAAGTCAGAGTTAGAAAGGGTTAAAGCAGAAATGGAAGCTAAGCTTATTGAATTGCGTGGTCAATTTGATTTAGAAAGAGAAAGAATAGCAGCTAGTGGTAGAGTAGAATCTTCTTATGTACAAGCTACTGAAAGACAAGATAGTAATGTTAGGGATAATACTGCTAAACTTATCAAAGAAGATAAACAACAAGATGTACCGCAAATAAACATTAAAGCTAACTTAGAATCTAGAGTTGCTCCAGAAACAGAAAGCGGAAAACCATTAGATGTAAATATTGAAGATTTTAATTTTGCTAAAGAACCAAGTCCAGAAGAACAACAAGCACAACAAATGCAAAGTGCTATGGCTGGAAATCAAGAGCAAGAAAACCCAGAAGAAACAATGGCAGAAGGTGGGGTAGAAGAGCCAGAACAACAACCTGCTCAAATGAATGATAGAGAAGCAAAACTTGCTGAGTTGTTTAAAAAAGTTTAAATCAACGTATTATATTATCAACACACACACAATAACATATGGAAAACCAAGTGCAAGAACAAGAAGTAATTCAACAAGTTCAAGAAACGGCTCCAGTAGCACAACAAGAAGTACAAGCTTCACAAGAGACTGTACCTCAAGAAACGCAAACTGAGCAAGTTCAAGAACAGCAAAGCCAAGAACAAAATTCAGGTTGGAGAATTAAATCAATAACCAATGAAGGCGGCCTTTATGAATCTCCAGAAGAGTATTATGAAGAACAGCCCCAAGAACAAGTTCAAGAGCAAGCACAAGAAAATCCTCAGGCTAAAGTAGAACAAACTCCAGATGATGGCGTTTTAAAACTTGTACCTGACAATTATAAACAAGAGACTGCTGAAACAGCAGCCGCAAGTCAAACTGAAGAGTTCGACCCATTTGAAAAGTTAGGAGTTAAAGATGATGCTTATTTTAAAAAGCTTTACGAAGCTTATAAAAATGATGCATTAGATGAGTTCCTAATTACAACCCATACGGACTATGATGCGATAAGTGATGCAGATATTATTCGTATGCAAATTGATAGTCAATATAAAAATCTTAGTGATGACGATAGAGACTTGATATTCCAAATGAAACTTCAGAAAGACTTTAACATCAGCGATTTGGAAAGTGAAGATTCAAGAGCTGGTAAGTTAATGATGAAATTAGCTGCTCAAGAAATCCGAGATGGATTAAAACAACAGCAAGCTGAATATCAACCGCCTACCAGACCTAATGAAGTTGAACAATTCAAAAAGCAATTAGAACTTCAACAATTGGAAGCACAAAAGCAAGTTGAAGATTTTAAAAAATACTTTACTCAAACTCCAGAGTACAAGCAATTCGAGACGAGCAGACTTGTAGAGTTTGGAGACCAAGAGAATAAAGTAAGATTTGAAATTGACAGTAGTGCTGATTTCTTAGGCGAAACCTTAGACCAACAAAAGTTCTTTTCTAAATTTGTGAAAGACGATGGCCAAGTCGATGTAGCAAAATGGCAAAGGGTTTGGGCTTATGCTAATAACCCACAAGCAGTAGAAAGAGCTTTAATTAACTCAGGTAAAAGCGCAGGAGAAAAAAGATTGTTTGATGAGCTAAAAAACACTAGAAAAGATGATGGATATATTGCACCAAAAAGCAATAACTCATTTGTCATTAAATCTATAGATGGAAAGCCTTTCGGATATTAATAAATTAAATAACAAAATAAAACGCTAAAAAATGGCATATACTAATAACTGGACTGGACAACAGTTCAATGGTTCTACAGCGGCTACTAACAAGCCTTATGTATCTCACAATCGCCCAGGCGGTACTGATGGTGGTTCAAATACTGCATCTTTAGTACAAGCTACTTCATTGTTAGACCAACGTGATATCTACAAGCAACTTGTTGACTTGCAAGATGACGCTGAATGGTTAGACTTTATGTGGTTAGCTGGTAAAAAAGAAGCTACAAGTGTACCAACTTACTACTCATTCTTCAATGATAAACTATACAAACCTATTAATATCGTAACTGGATATACTTCTGCTACTGGTGGTACTTTAGTTTTGGATAGTTCTTCTTATGATTTCATCGTAGCTGGCGACTTATTACGTTGCGCTAATGGTGTTGTTCGTGTAACATCTAAAGATGGTTCTCCTAACATCACTGTTGCTTCTGTAACTGGTGCTGCTTTCGCTATTGCTGCATCTACTGCGTCTGCATTCTCAAATGCTCAACCAGAGGGTTCAGTAGGTCCTGAAGCTCGTCGTTGGTTAGTTGGTAAATTGGGTAACCAAACTCAAATTTTCCGTAATGCGTTGAAAATCACTGACGTTCAAAACATGTCTAAAGTTGAGATTGAAATCAACGGTAAACCATACATCTTACCTTATGAGATGATTCAAGGGTTGCAAAAACACCGTGGTGATATCTCTTTAGCTATGTGGTTAGGTGAAGCATCTCAAACTACTTTTGCTGGTGCAGCTGTAACTGTTGATGGTCCTTACAATTATCAAACTACTCGTGGTATGGATAGCTATATCAGCAACTACGGTATCACTGGTAATACTGCGACTGCAAATGTTTTCACTTTAGCTGATTTGACTTCTATTGAAGCTCAATTAATTGCTAACCGTGCTCCATTTGAATATATGATTGCTGGTTCTAATGCAACTGTTGCAACTATTTCTGACTTCTTGAAAAACTTACCAAGTGCTGGTCAACAAATTACAACATTAACAACTACAACTCCTCCTGGTTCTACAGCTAATAACGGATTCTACAAATCTGGTATTAATTCAGGAATGTTAAATGTTAATGGTCGTGAAATTGACTTAGAAGCTGAGAAATTCATGCATGGTGGATTTACTTTCAACTTAAAAGCGTTTAAAGTATTATCTAACCAAGAGGTTATGAACTATACAGGTTCTACTATCCAAGCATCTGCTTACTTCTTACCAATGGGTAAAGTAAAAACTGTAGGTGGTGGAATGGTTGATTACTTCCGTTACAGATACTTACCTCAACCAACTCCTGGTCAAGGTTCTTCTGAAACTGCTGAAATCATGACTGGTGGTCTTGCTCCTACTCCTACTAACCAAGAGATGAACATTGTAACTACATGGACATCTAACATGGGATTAGAAGTATTTGCTCCTAGCAAATTCGCTAAAATCCAAGTTGGTAATGCAGTAGCATAATCAATACATTAAGATATGGGGGTAGCAATACCCCCTTATTTTAATAATAATAAATTTCACACATAAAACAACACACACAATGGCACTAAGAAAAATGGGCATGTTCAATGACGTAAGCCCAGAATTATTCCCAAAACTTCCTCCTAGAGGAACAAAAGTTACTTACCGTTTTTTGGAAACTTATGAAGACCCTTTTTCCGATGATGGTATTCCTGTTTACAGAGCAACATTATTAATTCCACCATTATCAAGAACATTTGACCCTATTAAATCTGATTGGGTTGAAGTTGGTATGATTGGGGGATTAGATATGTATGGTAATCCAGAGTCAAGAACTATTCGCAGAGAATGGGTTAAACCACAAGACAATGGTGGGTTTTTAGTATTAACTATTGGTAACTCTAAAGATGATGAATTATATCAATATTTAGAATTAGCATCATTTAATGCAGCCAACCCAAATAGAGATACAACAGTTAAAGCGATACTTGAAAAAGTTGACTTTGAAGCAGAAGCTAAAGAAGCACGTAACGAAATGAAAGCTCGTTTAGATGCTGTAAGAAAAGCGATGAGTATTACAAAAGAAGATTTACCTCGTTATGCTTCTATATTAGGGTTTGATATTGAAGAAACAGAAGAGGAAATTAGATTTAACATTGAAAACTTTGCACACGAAGAACCATTTGATTTCTTAGAAAGAATGGAAGATGAGTCTTTTGATGCTGAATCATATTGCTCATTAGCATTAGATAAAAATATCATATTTGTTTCTAAAGAAGACAATAGATTAAAATGGTCTGATACTAAAGGTGAGATTATTAAATTAGTATCTACAGAAGTAGATGCAGCTATATCTGCTTACTCTAACTTTGTTAAAACCAATAAAATTGGTAAAGAAGTTCATGAAGAGTTAGTAAGATTAGTAAATGGTGTTGGTATTAAAAAACCAGCTCCTAAGAAGTAGTTGTTGTGTTGTGTAAATCCTATAGCCCCCTTTCTAGGGGGCGATTAGGTAACAAACAACTTAATTGTTAAAGCCTCCTTTTAGGGGGCTTTTAACGTATTATATTATCATATTAAGATAGAATGTTTGATAAATTAAAAGGGATTGTCCCTCAGTCTCTTATAGATGATATGATTACTCATGGGATAGATACTCCATTGAGAGCATGTCATTTTTTAGCTCAAGTAGCTCATGAATCTAATGATTTTAAATTTAAAATAGAAAGTCTTAATTATAGTAAATCTGGTTTACTAAGAACATTTGGCAAATATTTTACACCAGCGTTAGCAGAAAAATACGAAAGAAAACCACAAATGATTGCCAATAGAGTTTATGCAAATCGTATGGGGAATGGTGATGAAGCAAGTGGTGATGGTTGGAAATATAAAGGTCGTGGTTATATTCAAATTACAGGTAAGGAGAATTATAAAGCATTTAGCGATTGGGTTAAAGAACCATCTATTATGGATAACCCAGATTTAGTTGCTGATGATAAATACGCAGGGTTGAGCGCTATATGGTTTTGGAATAAGAAAGGGTTAAATAAAATAGCTGACTCTGACAACTTAAGAAACGATGAAGCTATTATTAAAATAACCGCTAGAGTAAATGGCGGAAATAATGGAATAATAGAAAGGATAGAAAAATTAAATAAATTTAAAAAAATATTATTATAATGCACGTAAATACAGAATCTTCAGATAATCACTACTTGCTATGGTCAAGTTTATTTTTGAATGTTATTGCTAATATAGACAAAACAAACATTACCTTTGCATTAGGTGTTGTTGTTTCAATAATGGCTATTATAAATTATTCAATTCAAATATATAAAAATGTTAAAAACCCTAAAACGTCTTCTAAAAAATAATGAAGTTATCGTCATTCTTGGTATATACTTATTGGTTATTTTTGCTATTATTGCATGCAGTTGTAGCCCTGTTAAAAAGGTTCTTTCAACCCCTAAGCTTTATGAGCAAGTTAAACGCCAAGTTATCTTGCGTGGAGAGTGCGCTAATGACACTGTTACGAAAGAAGTTGTAATAGATAATGTAGTTTATAGAGATACTGTAATAAAAGACAGCGTTAAGGTTTTAATGCCTGCCGAATGCCATTTGGATACTATTGTTAATAACTTTAGTGTTTATTTAGATAGCGGTAAACTATGGGTTCAATGGCTAGGTCAAATACCTGAAAGAACTATTGAAAAAAAAACTACCCACGTTATTGTAGATAAAGCTAAAGAGTCCATATTGTTAGACTCTTGCGCTAACCAAAAAAGAAAGATATATGAGCTTGAAAATACCATTACAAGGAAAAACAAAGTAATGTTTAAACTATATGTAGGATTGGCTGCCATTATCTTATTTATGTTAAGAAAACCTATATTAAGGCTGGTTGGCGTAGTATAAAAAACGTATTATATGATAAATACGTTTAAATGCAAAACGGTCAAGATTTATACAATTTCATAAACTTTATTGCTGATAAAAACCGTAGAGGTTATTTATCTCCAGACGAGGTTGCGCAAGCGCTTTCTTCTGGTCAGGTAGATTTATGGAACTACTACTGGGGTCTTCCTCAAACTGCATCAGGCGTTAAGAATGGTGCTCCTAATCCCGATTATGGTTCTTCCCAATTAACCCTAGATGCATTAAGTAATTTTAGAAGAAAAATACTAAGAACTACAAGTCCTACGGGAGTTATTTATTTATATAATACTGGTCACCCTACATATGACATTACTGACTTTGGTCACTTTATTGGATTAATGAAAGTAGATAATAGTGGGAATGTTTACAATATAGACCAATACCTTAACTCAGAGATTGTAGATGTTTTAAAATCTACTTTATATCCTGTAACAGAGCAAAACCAAGTGTTTGTATTTGAAGGGGATACAATGCAATTATATCCAAGAGTACAACTTCCTAACCCTTATCAAGCAGAAGTTCAGTATATAGCTATGCCGCAAGATGTTGTATTTAAATATACAACTACTGGTAATAGCTTAACTATTTTACCTGAAGGTCAAATAAAAGAAATTAAAATTAATTATGGTGGCTCTGGTTATTCAGTAGCACCAACTATTGCAATTTCTGCACCAGTTGACGCAAGTGGAAATGCTGTTCCAAATGGAGTTCAAGCTACTGCAACTTGTGCACTCGGAATTGGTCCAACAGCAGGCACGATAATTTCAGTTACCATAACTAACCCTGGGTATGGATATCAATATCCTCCAACAATAACATTAACTGGTGGTACTCCAACAGCACCTGCTGTATTGCAAGCTATACCTGCTTTAGACCCTCAATTTGACCAAGTATATTGGGTTGAGTTAGTAGCTCGTTCATTACCATATATAGGCGTAAACTTGTCCGCTCAAGAAGTACAAGCATTGGCAGTACAACAATTACAATCTGTATAATGACTACTAAAAGCCAATTAATAGAAAGAGTAAGAAGAATACTATCAGGTGGTTACCCAAGTAATCGTGATAGGGTTAAAGATGCTGAAATAGAAAAGCAATTAGAATCTGCTATCAATAGATTATTGAAAGTAGAAATGTTTAATATGACTTACAATACTGATGGGTTATCTATCCCAGATGGTGTAATGTTAGGAACATATGAAGGAATAAAATTAACTCAAGGATTAAATGATACTTGTTGGGCTACATTACCTGTAACGCCTATGTACTTACCTGAGAAAATGGGAGTATTTAGTGTATATCCAAGTAACTACCCAGAAGCAGAATTTATTCCTATACCTTCTGGGCAATACTATATTCTGCAACAAATTAAAGAAATTAATTCTTTGTTAGGTAGAGTACCTTATGTATGGGATGGAAGAAAATTAACAATATACAGAAATTTAATTGGAGATGGTTTATATACAATTGATGTTAAGTTAGCAGTTGCTGACTTATCTACACTTGGACCAAACGACCCTTTACCTCTTTCTCCTGAGTTAGAAGAACAAGCTATTCAAGCATGTGCACAAATCTTCTTAGCAGAACCAAGAACAATCAGAGACGAGTCTTTGGAAGCATCACCAGAAAATTATATAAAATAATAACAAATGACACCAAACGGAGCTTTTGTATCAATAGACGAAATTGTAAATGCGTGGTTGTTCAAGAACGGGAAAACTGTTCACAACTACGCAAAGGTGTTGGCATTTGCAGCAGAAGCTGTAAGAGAAATGTCATACACGTCTATGAATTTGGTACAGCATAAAATACTTATTAGAGATTGT